GTTGGGTGACTTGAATGTCACCGGCACGGCTATGGTCCGGCCGTCAGCAGTCGTAACGTTGCGCGTTACAAGGAACCCATTGGTGTCATGCAGCACGTAACCGACTCCGGGCTGGTGCTCTGGGTAGAACCCAATGTCTTCACCATACCCAAGCTCGGCTCGGATGCCATCACTGTACCAGTCCATTGCTTTCTGTAGGTCGTCCTGCTCTACGCCGGGCATGTTCACCCACACACCAGTGTCAGAGCCCTGAGGCTTGTACGCGACATGGTTGGCCTCGAACTTCTCGAAGTACATGTCCAGCGCATCCTCGGCGGACATGCGCCCACCGCTCTTAACAATGGCAGACCGAACGAACGAGAGTGCCTCTTCCTGATACGCGGCAGTGTTCGCCATCTCGTACTCGAAGCTGAATACTCCGGGGTCGTAGGTGCTGAGTCGATCGGACACTTCACCACTTATGACATTCGCCTGCTTGGCCGTCACCATCTTGTGGCCCAACTCTAGGGCCTCTGGTGAACCATAGGCACGGGCCATCTGGAACGCCTCTTCGGGAGGGACGCCGTTATTGATCTGCGTCTCGTACAGCTTGCGCCTTGCGCGCATGTCATCGGAGATGTGGCTCTGAACTGCGGCCACACCTGAGGCGCCCTGAACTTCCATCAGGTTCATCGTGTTGATTGCCTCAACGAATGCACCGAAGTTATCAGGCGACGGGTTAAGCTCGCGCTTCAGCACGTCCGACTTGCGGCCGGTGCCAACGGTGTTGTTAGACAGCACCCGCAGGGCATAGGCTGCTTCTTGTGGATTGGACTCAGCGTTCTTATGGTAGTAGCTGATCAGGTTGCCATTGGTCTTGTCGATGATCTTGTCCCGGTCAGCGGACTTCAGCAGTCCCTCGTCAACCAGTAGGTCGATCCCGGCGAAGTCGCCAGTCAGCATCAGCCCGTTCACCACGTTGGACATGTCGGCGGCATTCTTAGCCTTGGCCATGTTCTCACGATCGGAGCGCGCCTGCTCGGCTGTCAGCAGTCCTGATTCAACAGCATCGTCCAGCATCTTCAGCTTCAGGCCACTGTTGGTCTCAGCCTCGAATGCCTTATAGAAGGCGTTCTGCCGGACCTCCTTGGACTTAACCTCGAACGCCGTCTTCGAGCGCTCAGCCTGTTCCTTGAACTCGGCAATAGCCGGGCCATAGGTCATGCTGGTGGACAGTCCGGGGATCGTTTGATCCGGCTTGTCGGTGTCCTGCGTAGCAATGTTGAACGCATCAAGCAGCTCGGGGCGTCCGGTGTCGACTGCGATCCTGCCGACGTTGGTGACCAACACCTTGTTGATCTCGTCAGACGTCAGACCGTTCATCTTGCCAAGCTCACGCATGGCGGCCTTGTCGGTGGCCAGGTCCTGAGCCGACTTGTTGTCCGCTCCAACTGAGAACGTCTGGTTCACAACAGCGGAGAAGTTGTCGATCTGCTTAGAGTGCGCGACCACTGATTGGTACTTGGCATTCTTAGCAGTCAGCTCGGCCTCTACAGCCATCATTCCCTCGAGGTACGCAACGCGCATCTCAGGGCTGTCTACTCCTTGCAGGTCGGCCTTGATCCTGTTGGCGACCATGTTCTGGATTTGGGCCTGCGTGAGGAACGCGTCAGGGTTCTCGTCGTAGATCGCATACAGGTCAGCGGTAGCCTTGGAGGCGCCCAGCTTGCCACTCATCAGGTCATAGCCCTTGATGAAGTAGATCGACTTGTCCATCGTGTCGGCAGTGCGGTCAGCCGCATCACCAGCCTCTAGGCGGGCTTGAGTGCCAAGCGCCAAGTCAGACTGGCGCTCCTTCACGATCTGCCCGCGTGCGACCTCTGAGGCAACCTGAGACAGGGTATTGAACGCCTGAGCGATCAGCTGCGTGTCGGGGTTTGCCTTAGGACGGTAGTCCCCTTGAGGAAGCGACATGCCGGTCGGATGAGCCTGTATGCGCAGGCCGGAAGGGCTCAGCGCAGGCTGTACCTCCGTTCGTACGCTTGCTCTTGTAGTATCTCTTGGCATGTCTGCCTCTCCTATTCCTTGTTCATGTAGTGGTAGGTCTGCAGCGCACTAGCTGCACCTGCTAGGATGGTTGCGAAGCTGCCTGCAGACGATCCTTCGTACTTCGGCAAGTTCACCTGTAGGCCGGCCTCAACCGCTGAGATGTCACGCACGGTCTGCCGCTGGTAAGCCTTGAGGTTGTAGATTTCAGTGCCACGGGCCTCGGCCTCATGCTGGTAACTGGCGAGGAGCTGGCTGGAGACTGAGCCTCCAGCTACTCCAGCTTCACCAGCACCGGCAAGGATGCGACCACGTTCCAGCATAGACTGGCGGGCCATCACAGAAAGATTCTGGACGGCCTGCTGCTCTGCCTCAGTGCGCGCATCGAGGATTGCCGAGGTCTGTACCTGCGCCTGATAGCGCACCAGCTCGGCGTCATGCTTAACTTTATCCTTGGCGTTGCTCTCGGCTTCCTTTCCGCCCAAGTAACTAATCCCCATGCCCGCAGCCTGAAGGCCTAGGGCAGCGATAGCTAGATACGGCATTAGCGTCTCCTCCCCGCTCTGGGTGAATAGTTACCTTGCCACTCCGCGCTTACGATTGCGGAAGGAACATGGCTGTCGTTTATAAGGTCCATGGTTACGCGGCTGCTATCAGCAGACACAGGGTACCGGAACGTGCCGGTCGTTATGTTGGGTGTACCGATCAACAGGTCGGCGGCCCCGATCAGCTTACCGCTGAACGTGTACTGGAACGTGGTTGCTCCCGACCTTGGGGTCACCTCTGCACGCAGGTAGCCAGTCTGCGAGTACCGGATGTTCATGGTACGCAGATGCAGCACTGCATTCAGGATTGGCGAGCCCTTGTCCGGGTCGGTTCCTTCGCGCATGAACAGCTCGGAGAACCGATACAGGAACGTGTAGATGTGTCCTATGTAGACCGGATGCGTGCTGAAGTCTCCATCGACTCTGACCTGATTAGTTCCAACGAGAGTATGTCCGGGGATGAGAGCACCGTAGCTTGAGGTCCATGCTCCTGACTTAACAAGCTGGAAGTCCGCAGCAGTGTGGGCAGTATGGACGTAAGGTAGGGTCCAAGTTGTCCAATCATTAACACCATCATACACTCCAGTCAGTAGTACACGATCGTCGAGGTGGCACACGAAGCCCATCTCGGTTAGCGAGGGGTCATCCTGCAGATCAATCCGGTGCAGGTGGGTGCCATCAGTCTTGTCGACCAGCAGGAACAGGCTGGAGCCGATCACGTCCATAGACAGGATCGAGGTGTCGGTATCGAACTCCCAATACGACCACGCATTCTGCACCTTCTGATCGTTGAACCAGAAGTACTTGTACACGTAGAGCCGCTGCTGGTTGCCACTGGTCAGCACGAACAGCGTGTCATCGTTCTCAGCTACAGCCAGCTTGAAGACACCAGCGGGGATGTAGGCCGGCACGTGCGCCGTCACGTCCTCCGCAGTGTTCGCCACTTGGCTATCATCGGACACAGTGTACTCACGCAGCGATGCGAACAGGGTGTTCTCGCTTGGGAAGTAGGCTGAGTTGCCAGCCACCACGGGCTTCGCTACGGAGTTCGCAGCGTAGTTCGTTGCCACGTCGATCGCAGCCGTGCTCGGGGTCAGTAGCTGGCCAGCTCCGGTCCCTAGGATGAACTGCGTTCCTTGGGACAGAGTGAGCAGCTGCTTGTTGAACGGCACTGCGAAGTTCAGCGTGGAGACCTTGATGTTCGCCGCGCGCACGTCGATGAAGTCATTGTCCAGTATGTCAGTGGCTGACTGCCTGAAGAAGTTCTGGTAGTCAGGACCTGACTGCGACAGGACGCAGTACTCACCGGCCAGCAGTCCGAGACGGTTGCGGAAGAAGAAGATGTCTCGGATGGAGCGCGAGATAATGTTCGGCTCAGGCAGCGAGGTCAGTGAGCCGGCCGGACGCGTGCCCCAAGTTTCCTTCTGGAACGTGAAGGCAGAGCCAGACCACGTCAGCTTGTAGGGCATCTTGGCCGGGTCGAGGGTTGTGTTCACGCCAACAGCTGGGCACTCCTGCCAGTAGTAGCTACCACCGGAGTTGACGCCTATGACATAGTAGCCAGTCAGCACAACGGAGTCGTCACCGACAATCCGGTACACCTGACCTACAGTGCCGGCACCAGCGGCCGGGAGATTGGCAAAGGTCTGCACATAGCCAGTGAACGTGCCACCTGCAACAGTGGCGTCGTAGTCGACCAGAATAGTCTTGTTGGCAACGTACGCAATGTCCTCCACGGCAACGACAGCGAAGTCGGTCACCGGGTCGGTCACGTTCAGGTACGTCTTGCCATCAGGGAAGTTGATGGTCTGGCTAACCCCAGCGGTGTCGAAGATGAACATGTCGTTATCGACGATGACCAGCAGGAACTGATCGGTGCCACCGTAGTCCAGCGTGGTCACATAGGCCGAACCATAAGGCGTGCCGGCCAGCTGAGCAATGTGGTACGAGGGTGGGCGCTTGATCAGACCATCAGACAAAGAGGGATAGCCGTTCACCAGTTGCTCGCACTGAGAGGCTTGCCGCAGGCTCGGTGGCTGTTGCGACACGCCATTAAGCAGCGACGGGATATTTCGGCTAACGAGAGGCATTACAGTCTCCTAACTTGCATCCTAGCGATGCCTGAGCCCGGACCTTCCATCGAGCCTTCCATCATACTACGGTCGGCGTTCTTCAGCTCGGCCCGCTTGGCATTGGCGCGCGCAGTCTTCTCGTCTTCTTCAGTCAACTGAGAGCCGGTGCTGTCACCCAACATGCGGGCGGCGAATACTCGAGCTGCACGTACTGCCATGTACTGGCGGATGTACTGCGGGCAGTTCTCAAAGGTGAACTCCCACGTCACGTCACAGTACAGGGCGTCGGTGAATACGAAGGTCTGGTCGGTCTTGTTATAAAGTTTGCCCGCGCGGACAGTGACACTTACGTCGCTGGAGCGGGCGCTGGTATCGACGGCAAGCATGTCGTCGGTAATAAGAATGTTGCCGCTCATGTCAGGCGACAACAGGTAGTCTTCATCGAAGTTGAACTCCCAGCGGCCATTCAGCACCGCTCGGGTAGTCTCATCCAGTATGACAATAGCCGTGGCAACGAACACGTCTCCTTCGGCGCCTGTCAGGGTGCTTACCGGGGACTCACCGATGTTTGACAGCATCAGGTTCACGGCTTGGAGTTTGGTCATTCCGGCCATGGGTCCTCCAAGGGAATAGTGAAAAAAAGCCGGGCCTCAATTAAGAAGCCCGGCTATGGGTGTTACGCAGGGACGCTGTATACATGCACGTCGAGGTCGGCTGCGGTCACGATGGACCCAGTTACCAGACGCATGATGGTGTCCTTACCGGCGTTGCTGAAGAAGCCACCACCGGCTGCGGTAATGGCAGTAACGCCACTGTCAACGTACAGGGTGCCATCGGGGCTATGACTCAGCGTCACAGACGCAGAATCAAAGGTGCCCTTGATGAACACGGCGCACGCACCGTTCCGATTAAGAACGAAGTCAGTGTTGCCGTTGGCAGTGATGGGACCAACGTACTGAGCCTCAGACTGAGAGACTCGTTCCGCCTTGATGGTCACAGTCAGAGACGGAGTAGTCGCGCCGGACAGGCTCAGGCGCAGGTCCTTGCCGAAGCAGCGGAGTGCGCTAGAGGTGAGCAGGCCGTCACCAACGGTCCACGATGCGGAGGGTACAGCAACCCAAGTCGTGCCACCATCGAACGAGGTCTGCAGGATCAGAGTGCCGGCGCCCCACGTCTCAGCGTCATTGAGATACACAAGGACGTCATTGACGTCACCGGGCAGCTCAACGCTGGCGGACTGGCCATTAGCGGTCAGCTCAGCGAAAGTGTGAAAGAGTTTGTCGGACATTGAAGTCTCCTAAGGATTTGGTAAATAACCCCCATCCTACCCGCACCCGCATTATCGGCTTGGGGGAGTTGAGGGTTGTGTTTCAGTTAGCCTTAGGCGCTCTTCAGCTCGACCGCGCACTCAGGACGCAGGATGCCATGACCCAGAGCGTACTTAGCGACGATCAGGGTGCCCTGACGGCGGATGTCGTATTCCATCTCGACGGCCAGGTCCATCAGCTTCACGGTACCCATGGCTTTGCGGTTCATCACCACTGCCTGAGTATTGCTGAAGTCGCCCTGATAGGCGGCAGGACCAGTCGCAACGTTCGTGCTGGGCACGTGGTTGCTCTTGACGATGTGGACACCAGCGACCTTCAGGACCGCACCTTCCGCGTACACGCCAGCGCCGCCCCAATCACGGTTGAGGACGTCGGTCGTCTGCGCCAGAATGTAGTACTGAGCCGGACGCCAGATCGCATAGCGATCCATCTCTTCGACGTCCTTCTCGTCCAGCTTCTGGGCAGCCGAGAAGATGCCAGCGGCCATGGTCGAGCCAGTGGTCGCGTAGCCAGCAGCGGTCAGCTGGGTGCCGCCATTGCCGCCGGTCACAGTCGCGCTCGCGCGCGCAGCCAGCACGGCAACCTGCAGCGAGTTCGTGTCGAACTTCTTGGCCAGCGCACGGCCGGACTGCTTGGTGTATTCCGAGCGGTACTCGTAATGATTCTTCGCCTCGTCGATCGACGGGATGAACACGTCAGAGATCAGGAGGTCGTCGATGGTGATCACACGCTCAGACACGGCGCTGGTCTGGCCAACGATTTCGGCGCCCGGAGTGTGGTAGGAGGCATTCACCTTCCAAGTCGCGGGGAACTGAGCGCTCTTGCCGGACTGGATGTTGCGGATAACCTGCAGCTGTTCCATGACATTTACTTCATCGAACGCAGTCAGGACTTCGCCGCCATAGACTTTCAGGAACAGCGCAGCGGCGTCACCACCGAGGTTGTTCTCGCCAATGCGAAGGGGAGTTGCAGCAGACATTGTGGTATTCCTTTTGGAATTAAGGGTTTATGATTATAGTTCTACCTTAATACCCTTCTCACAACGCAGTATGTCCAAGCGGGAGACCTCGGTCTCAACCTGTCCTTGGGCTGGTGCTTCTCGGGAATCTTGGTAACATCCTGATTGCCAAGAAAAAAGAGGGGACATTGCGTCCCCTCCAGACAGACAACACAGGAGGCACGGAGACCATTGTTTTTATTGGAATCCTTTAGCAGGAATGTTTGGTCTCCACAATGCAGGGAATTAGATTACCACACGTTCCCATTCTCAATGCGTCTTGCCACCTCAGCCCGGTACGCGGCGTCCTTGGAATACCGGGGGTCTTTCATTGCGTCGATCATCTCGCGCTTGGACTGGAAGCCGGGGGCCTTAGGCTGTCCCGTGGTCGGAGCCACACGCCGGCCTTGGTCTGACCCTACTGCCGAGAGATAGGCGGCATGCACGCCCCGGACTGCGACGGCTATCTTGGCCTCGCTGCCGGTTCCCATTGCCTCGTCGTATGCCTCGACCTCGGCCTTAGGCAGGTTGCCGACCATCCACTGAAGCATGGCTTCGTAGGTGTCCGGGCCGCCGACCATCGAGTGGACCTTGGTCACCAGCTGCTGGGCGATAGCCTGCTGGCCGGCGATATAGGCGTCGACGGTTCCACGGTCGAGGCCGGACTTCTCGGCTGCGGCGTAGTCGGCTTCGGTCAGCTTGCCGTTCTCAACGAACTTGGCCTCGATCGACCTCAGGTCAACGTGTCCGCTAGGTCCTTCAGCATCTGAGCCAGCATCACTACCATCCCCGCTGCTATCAGGCTCACCACCATCAGCTGCAGGAACTCTACGAGAGCCCTCCAGCACTTTGTAGGATTCGGCCAGCTTCTGCATAGCCTCTTCAACTGATCCCTTACGGAACTTCTCTGGGATGTACTCGGGGTATTCGATTCCGCCTTCTTCATCTGAGCTATCTCCTTTCTCGTCAGAGGACGTATCTTCTGGTGTTGCAGGGGCTGCGCCATTGGGTTTCCCCTCATGTGGGTCGGTCGGTACACCAACGCCTGCGGCCTTGTCGAGCATAGCCTTGACGTGGCTGATGTCTTGGCCGGGGAAGGCTTCGGCGAGCTGTTCATCGGTATAGGCGGCCGAACCAGTCGGCGCCGGGGTTCCGCTCTCGATTGTGTTGGTCGTCTCATCGGTCATCTTAGTTGTCCTTTACGACCGTGCCGTCAGGCAGTTCGTAGTAGTTGCCGGGGGCGGCCGGGATGTGGGTCTGAACCTTCGCCGGGCCTGACTGTTGAGCCGGCTTCTTGGCCGGTTTCTCGGCTGCTTCTTCAGGAGCCTTGGGGTGTACGGGTACTGCGTTAGCCATGTGTCAATCCTCAAAGGGGACCCGAAGGTCCCCGTGGTTGGTTACTGTTGGGGTTGGGCGGCAGCCTGAGCTTGCGCTTGGGCTTCCATCATCTGCTGACGGCGCTGCTGAACCTCGTCGTCCGAGCGGACCAGGCCCTCGGTCGGGATGTTCATCGCGGCGGCGCTGCGCTTCATGTACTCGTCGACCGACAGGTACTCTACGACAGCCTCAGGACCGAACGTGCCGGCAGAGTCAGCCACGAACATACGCAGGCGCTGGTGCTCTTGGTTGCGGCCAAGGGCCTCGAGTCCGGTGATGATCTCCGGCTTGACTTCCTTCGGCAGCGGCGGCAGCGTCTTGTTCTTGGTCAGCCGGCGGATGCTGGAGCGGACCAATGGCAGCTGCAGTTCCTGCGCGAGCAGGCTGTAGATGCCGCCTTGAGCGTCCTCTAACTCTTGCGCCATGAACCGTATCTCCTCAGCGGTCACGCGCTCGGCGTTACGCTGGATCGACTGGTGCATCAGGAACGCAGACGACAGGTCGGCCTTCAGCTCCACAAGGTACTCGCGGGCCACTCGGAGGTCGCCGAACTTCTGTACCTGCAGCACGCTGATGTCCTGCTCCCGGCCGGTAGCGAAGCCACCATTCGGACAGTCCGCAAGGTCGTCAGCTTCGGTCGAGCCGTTGGGGTCCACAAGGAACTTCACCAGCGATGCGATCGCCGAGCCCTCAGCGATGGACTGCTGCAGGGAGTCGACGGTGTTCAGGTCACCGTAGATTTCCTCGATCATCCCACGCCCGTAGTCCTCGCCCTCGACGCTAGTCCAGCGCAGCGGGATGTAGGGACTGCCCTCAGCCGGGTAGCTGGTCATCGAGTCAGGGACGGGGACGCCCTCGACTTCCTGCCACACCTGCCACTTGTTGCCGACCAGCTGCACACCCGTGTAGATGTTGACAGAGGTGTCATCGGTGGCACCATTGCCGCTACCGGCGTCAACCAAGGCCTGCTGGAGGTCGGCACCAAGCGAGGCCCAAGTCGTTACATCGAGGGTGATGATCATGTAGAGGTGGCCGCCGGGGGTGCGCTTGCAGACGTACCGGGACAGCGGGTACATGCGAACGTTGCCGGTGTCCGGCTCCTCGTAGATCAGAGCGTTGCCGCCCACGATGAGGTGCTTGAATGCGTTGAACAGACTCGAGCGCGTCTTGCTGTTCTCGATCTCACTCATCACCACACGCTCGTATGCAGCGAGGCCTTCCTCGACGTCACCCTTGGTGGCTTCGCCCAGCTGCTTCATGTCGGCTTCGCTGATCTTCAGGCGGAAGTACGAGGAGCCCGGAGCAAACAGCGACAGCAGCAGCTTGCTGGACAGGTTGTTGACACCCTTCGCACCCAGCGATTGCCACGGGGTCGAGAAGGATTGGGTCTTGTTATGACCGTCCTCAGGTATCAGGGAAGGTATGGTCAGCTTGGCACAGGTGCGGGCCCGGTCCAGATACGGACGCCGGTCAGCATCGGCTAGCTTCTCATACCTTGACTTTAGCGTTGCGCCGTTCATTTATCTCGCGCTCCTTTTTCAGTAGCAAGGTTTCAATCAGGTCGCGTTTGCCGGACTCGAACATGATGTACGACTGTGAGTGTACGTCAGGCTGAGCAAGCATTCGCGGGAATAGCTCGGCGAGGATGTCGATCAGCTCATAGCTGGTCAACTCATCGAGCTGGTAGTCGCGCAGTCCGCGCGGGGTGTAGGGTCCAGACATAGTGCCTCCTATTCACAGGACTTAATGCCGGTCTCAGGATCAATGTAGCAGGCCTGTGGCTTGTCCTCGGCCTTCACCTCATTGAGGATGCCGAAGCGTTTGCCACCGGGGTTGAACGTAGTGCAGCCTTTGCAGCCGGTCTCCCATGCGCGCATGTAGATTTCCTTGAACTCCTTCCAAGGAGTGTTGGGGTCCACGTTGATGGTCTTGCTGCAGGAACTGTCGACGTAATGCTGGGCCACTGCCAGCACGCTCAGGTGTTCCATTGCGGTACACTCGGTCGCCGTCTTGCCCCTGATGCCGTGCTCCCGGTAAGCCCAATCCTCTACACGCTCGACCTTGGGACCATCGAAGGTCTGGATGGTGCGATCGTAGTAGTGGCTGAACACCGGCTCAATGCCTGAGCTGATGTTGTCAGCGGACAGACTGATGGTGCCGGTTGGTGCTACAGACAGGAGGTGAGAGTTGCGGATGCCATGCTTGGCGATTGCGTCCTGCACCGTATCAGGCAGCGTGAGTACGAACTTGCTGTTCAGGTAGTTCACATCGTACATCGGGAAGGCGCCCTTCTCTTCGGCCAGCATTGCGCTCGCCAAGTAGCACTCATCACGTATGATAGACATCACCCTTGCGGTGAACTCGAGGAACTCCTCGGAACCATAGGTGTACCCTAGGACTTCGCCAGCGTTGGCCAGGCCAGTTATACCAAGGCCCATGCGCCGCTTCATCTTCGACTCCTTGGCCTGCTCCTTCAGCGGGAAGAAGGTGTTGTCATGGATGTTGTCCATGGCTCGCACCACCACCGGGATGTCGGCTCGCAACTGTTCCTCGTTGAACGCCCAATCCCCTCCGACAAAGCTGGGGATGAGGTACTTGGTCAGGTTGAAGCTGCCCAGCAGACACGCCCCATACGGGGGCAGCGGCTGTTCCCCGCAGGGATTGGTAGCCGCGATCGTCTCGCAGTAGTACAGGTTGTTCATCTGGTTGATGCGGTCGATGAACAGAACGCCGGGCTCTGCCCACTCCCAAGTGCTGCGCATGATCTCTTCCCACAGGGCGCGGGCGTCGACCTTCTTGTACGTTCTGCCACCGAAGCGCAGAGCGAACTCGTCGCCGTTCTGAACAGCACGCATGAACTCGTCGGTCACACCAACGCTGATGTTGAAGGCGCGGAACCGGCTGTCGTTCTGCTTGGAGCGGATGAACTCTTCGATGTCGGGATGGTCAACGCGCATGACTGCCATCTGCGCCCCGCGACGGTGGCCGGCGCTGCTGATGGTGTCACACACTGCGTTGAAGATTCCCATGAAGGACACCGGGCCCGAAGACTTGGAGTCTAGGCTGACGATGGTGTCCCCGCGAGGGCGCAGCGTACTGAAGTCATAGCCGATGCCACCACCTAGGCGCATGGTCTCGGCTGCCTCAGTGGCACGCTGCATGATGCTGGACATGGAGTCCTCGATAGTGCCGGACACAAAGCAGTTGAAGGCTGTCACCTTACGGGTCGAGCCGATAGCTGCCTGCGTGCGGCCACCACCGAGGAAGCGCATGTTGAGCAGGATGTTGTACAGCTTCCTGAAGTGGTTGGGATCGTCCGCCAGCGCATTCGCAAAGCGCGCGCATGACTCGCTGAAGGACTCACCCTTACTCCGGTACTTCATCGCATGTATCTCTTGCGAGATCGGAAGCGACGGACCATAGGTCTCATCACCCTTGCTCATTGTTATCTCCTTGGACAGTTAAGGTTCATGCAGGTTGCACAGTCGTTGCACTCATCCTCATTCAGTGAGTACGCATGCTCCGACTCTGAGATTAGGACACCGAAGGTCTCAGGCTTCTTGTACTGCTCCGGCTCGTCCCACTGCTTCAGGTCCAACTCCCTTACTAAGTAGTCGGTCAGCATCTTGGCGTAGGTCTCAGCCTTCGCAATGTCCTGCTCCAGCTTGTCCTTCTTGCCAGCCCGCAGCCGGTACTTCAGGACGTTGCCCTTGCAGTAACCCCGGAACTCCTCCGGGGTCAGCGTGGCGCGGATGACGTCGATGGCTTCTGTTCCATCTGCGAACAGCATGTAGTGGTTGGGCTTGCTGACGGGATCGCTCATTTCCACACCACTGCAAGCAGCAGCCACGGCAGTAAGATAGCCATGATGTGCCCTCCTAGGTAAGCCGAGGCTCTGATGAACTCAACGAACACGTTGACGTATGCGTGACTGAAATCGTCGCGCGCCATGGCACCGGACTTCTTGCTGAGCAGGTGCGTCAGGGAGTACCAGAAGCGCCCCACGTCCCACGTCCACCAGTCACGGTAATCTTCACTTACTTTACGGACTCGAAATCCCACGGTATTACCCTCTTGTGTTTGTAGTCATAATCCTCATGGCGGCAGATGCGCGCCACGCGGGCCTGTGCTAATGCGTCTTCTTCGGTGAAGCCTTTGGTCTCGTACAGTGCCACGACCATCGGCCAGAACTGTTTCACGGTCATGCCCTCGCAGTCCTTCATCTCGCCGAGGGTTCTGATGGCGGCCACCTTGCCGGCGCCGGGACACCCCTTGTACCCATCGGTCGCGTCCCCAATGATGGTCTGATACATCCAGTACCAGTCGGCCATGGACTCGGTGATGCGTTCCAGTTTCGCCTCGCCCTTCATCGGCAGGTGGTATAGCAGATTGTCTGAGCCACGCTGCTTACGCGAAGGGATGGTGCGAAGGTCCTTGTCGATCGTCACGATGATCTTCCGACCCTTGATGTAGTTCGGGTTGGTCGCGAGTATCCCGAGGATGTCATCACCTTCAAGTCGCGGCCTACGGTAGGCCTCGAAGTGTTCTGCCAGAACTACCTCAAGCATGTCGTGCAGGATGGGGCGAGACTTGCGCTCACCCCTGCACTCCTTGTAGCTGGGCAGAACGTCCAACCTCCAGTTAGCTCGTCGGTTCAGGTCGGTGAAGCAGAGCACCACGTTGTCGGCGTCCAGCTTCCCCTTCAGATCGTCGATGTACTCGAGCATCCCGGCTATTGCAACTTGCTCGGGAGGGGGGATCACAATCGGGTCATCCCCCTCATCCCAGACTATCTCCGACTGTCCGCGCGCGGCGAACTGGTATGCCGGCACATCAGCGTCCAGTAGGATTGTCGTCTTCATGTCTGTCCCCTTCTGAGTTTGTCGATGAGGTCGGTGAGCCGGTCCATCACTGGTATGACAGACGGGTCGCGAACACTGAATAGCTGCTTGCGGAGTCCGCTCAGCTCCTCAATGACATCCCCGAAGATTGTCCGCTGGATTCCCTCGGACAACAGCCGACGCGAGCGGATGGTTACCTCGCGTTCGCTTTGGCTCAGCAGCGCGTCAGAGATAGACATCTGTGAGTGGAAGGTGAGTACTGCCTTGACCATCTTCTGCTGGTGGACATAGTCATCCCACGTATGGAACTGAATGTCGTTGAGGAATTTCATTTACTGCCTCCGTATCCAAAGTAAAGCCCGGCCACCGAAGCAGCGAGGTGTGTATCAAGTGGAGTTATCGGAACCCCGGCCACCGTGTAGTACACCGTACCGGCGGATGAGGAGAATAAGCCCCACAAATAGGACACTCCCGGCTCCGACGTAAAGACTACTACGGGCGCGCCACCCAAGGCCGCGAGCTTCGGCAATACTACAACCGCAAAGATCACCGTGAGTGCTATCGTCCGGCGTGTGAACTGAAACTGCTGAGTCCCGCTGTTGCTGCGAGCAATCGCATCCTTGTTCAGAGACTCCATCATTGTCTGCTGGGCTTTGGCCTTGGCGTCCATTGCCTTGCCAATCATTCCAACTACCGTGGACACGCCCATGGTCAGCATTTCTAGTGGTATAGGGATCATTGGTAGGTACCGAGGTACAGCCAGTGGCCGCCACAAGGGCGACCACCAGCAGCAGCTTTAGTGACATACCGGCTTGTCGTCTTCGCCGAAGGATACCTCTGCGGAATCCAACGTGCCGTCACGATGCGCACGGTACAGGGATGCGATGAATGTTACCAGTGCCCGGCGAGATGCGGTGTTCAGCAGCTGCATCACCATCTTCAGTACGACTGCGATGGAGTAGGACATTGAGGTCTGGTCTGGGTCTTCACCCTCGACCAGCTCGCTGAATACCGGACGACCGCCTTCATCGTCTTCAAGAATCATGGTTACTTTCATGTGATGTCCTCCTCGATAGGGTTGTCGCGTTCTTTCAATTGCTCCGCTAACGTCCGAAACGCAGCGATCGACGTTGCGAATGGGTTCCCAATCTCTGGGTGATACAGCAGCTCAGTCGCAATCTTGAGCGTCTGCAGTAGCGCCACCGCAGTAGACTCGGGAGTGTCGGTTGTGCCGTTCTCCTTGCTGCCTGAGCTTACCTTAACTCCCGGCCCGTTGTCGTTCACAACGTCTTCAATGTTGATCTGTGCTTTCATCTCTACCTCTTGTGTTAGTGGCATTCACGCCAGTTGTTTCCGATCTTCGCCTCTGCATCCACCTTGACTCGCAGCTTGAAGAACTCACCTGCCAAGCGCGCCGCGTCTATAGCTATCGCCGCGACTCCCTCTGCAACCTCAGGCTCACAGTCGAACTGCAGCTCGTCGTGCACCCACAGGATTTGTTGCACCCGGTCTAGCGGTGTAACTACCCACGAATGTTCTTCGATCAGTCCGGCTTCCATGAGTCTGTCTTCCACGATTATCATCCATACCTTAGCCAGCAGTCCTCCCAGATGCTGCAGCAGAGTGTTGAGTGATGAGTGGCGCGACGGCACACGTATGCGCCGGCCGTCCAGTGCCCTCAGGCTGCCACGCTTGGCCGCCTTGTAGCACGCATTCATCAGCGGCTCCATGCCGTGCAGTCCCTTCACCAGCTTGGACCTAGTGGCCCTGCCTAGCGCCGTCAGCTTCTTCTGGGTTACCTCCCCGAACTCAGCCTTCTGTGCTTCGGTCATGTCATCGTAGGTGATGAGCCCCAGCTTGTAGTCGCCGGCACCATACAGGTAGGCATACTCAGCTGTCTTGGTATTGTTGCGGTCGTTGAACGTGATGACGTGCATGGTCTCGGAGTGTACGTCCCCGTTGATCACAAGGTCCGCGTACTTGCCGTTATCATACCGCGCCATGTAGTTGCCCAGCGCACGCAGCTCGATGCCGCTAAGGTCCACACCAACCTGCTTGCGTCCCTTGGACACCTCGAACAGCTCGCGCATCTCTGCGCCCCAACCACCCTCGATGCCCTCCTTGATGGAGCCGTCCTTGTTCTTCTTCACCTTGGGTACTTGGCCGAGGTTCGGATTGACGTGGCTGGCTCTGGTGGTTCTGGTTCCGTTCTGATTGACACGGCCGTGTATGCGCCCGTTGCGGGCCTGCTTGAACCACGCTTGGTTGCCCTCAGCCAGCATACCGAGACGCTTGTCGATCATCAGGTATGTGTTGAGTAGCCTGGCCTCGGGGTATAGGAGACCTGACAGCACCGTCTCGTCGATCTTCGGATCGCCGGTATCGGTGAACGCAGTGGGCTTCCAGCCATTGCGTACGATAAGCCGATTGGCTATGTGCTGCCTGCTGCTGGGGTTGAACTCCACCAGCTTGACCGGGGTGTAGGGCTCGCCCTCGTCCACCCATTCCTTGCAACCCAGCTCCTTGTTGTTGCGCTTCATGCTGCGCTTGGGCGTAACCATCGGTCCCTTCTTCAGGTAGAAGCTGCCGAACATTGCGATCAGCTCAGCCTCGATGCGGAGTTTGTGCTTCATAATCTCCGCATGCAGTTTCTGCGCCTTGCTCTCATTGAACACCACGCCGAACTGCGTCTGCTTGGTCAGGATGCGAGCCACTCGGTTCTCTATACGGACTGCATCAGCTGCCTCCGTATAAGGGAACTTGGCTTCGAGGTAATCGAACAGGTCGATGTTGACCAGCACGTCCTCCATGCAGTACTCGGCCCGCTGGGTAGCGTATGGTTCCGGCAGCTCCGGGTCCCACGGGTCCAGACCGATCGCTTCCATGCGCTTCTTGAAGTCATCCTTCAGGTGCCGGCCGATGCGCTGGCCCCACGCCTCCAGTGAGTGGCGACCATACAGCTTGCGGTCGATCCACTTGCCGTACTTGCGCTCGGCCGCGAAGTCCTTGGACTTCAGGTCGGACGCTGGGTACCACATCTCGGACTCCACCTTCGAGTCGCGGATGGTTCCGGTCGGCTTCCACCACGGCTTACACTTCTGGATGTACGGAATGTCGAACCCGTGGATGTTGTGTCCGCCGAGGTCCTCATGCTCCAGCTCGCGGAGAAGGTTGTCGATCTGCTCTTGGGTCCGCGCGAGGCGACGGTCGCCGGTCTCCCGGTCGACCGCAGCCAGCACGGTGATTACCTTAGGCTCGTCGTTGTTGATCCATGCGGGGTTTGAGAAATCTACCCCTGCTGATTCTACGTCAAAGACCCACATGGTTGCCTCCTGTGGTTAAAGAAGAATGACGGCCCCGATTACTTTGCCAATCAGGTAGCCAACAGCCATGCCTGTCAGGATGTGAAGGCACAGGGATATGCGCGCCAGCCACATGTTGGCTTCTTTCAGCTGGACGGTTACATTCTCCAGCACATAGTCTGCGTATGGTGAACTCATTAGAAGTCCTCTTGTGTTTCGTTGAATGGATTACCCTTCGCCTTCGGCATAGGGATTGGTGCCTCGTACAGCAGGCCGGTCTCGAAGTCATACCTGAGTCCGATGGTCGTCCCGGTGCTCGTCCCGTACCTGTCCTTCAGTATGCGGAACACCGTAGTGCATGCGACAACCTCGTCCTCTGACTGCTGGTCTCTCTCGAGGCCTATCATCAGGTGGGACCAGAAGCCAATGGCGCGCGCACCCTTGAAGTGCCGGATGAATACACGCCCGCCTTCCTCATGCGGCTTGCCTTCCGGCGTGGCAAGGTGGCTGATGACATGGATGATCAGTCCCAGCTCCTGAGCCAGACCCGCGAGGTCAGCCATCAGTGCCTCCAGCTCCCGGCGTTCATCCTCGGCGTGTGCCGCGAGTGCCGTCAGGTGGTCGAGGTAGATGTGCTTGCAGTCCATGGTTACTGCCATGTACCGGATGCGGGACTCGATGGTTTCCCAATCGCTGACACCGAAGTGGTTGTACAGCACGATGTTGTCGGTACCATCAAGCGTGTCGATGGCGGCCACCAGCTCGTTCACTGTCCAGCCGGCGTCAGGTAGATGGAACTTCTTACCCATCAGCTTGCCGGCCAGTCGGCGCACCGTCTCCACGGGCGACTGCTCCAGATAGATGACGCCGCACTTGATGCCCAGCTCGACTGCATCGAACTCGATCATCTGGGTGAACACGTCAGTCTTGCCGATGCCAGTGCCGGCGCCGACCATGATGACCTGTCCTTCCCTCCGACCCTTGGTTGCGTCGGTGACTCCCTTCCATGGCCAAGGTGCGCCCTGCTTGATCGGGGTGATAGCCTCGTCCTTCAGGTCGCTGACACGTAGGATACCGTCAGGTCTCCACGGCTTGGCTGCCCAGAAGGCATCGACCACCTCGGCACCACGCCCTTCCTGCAGCATGGCATTGGCGTCCTTCAGCGGCAGCTCGGCGATCTTCACCTTACCCGGCGGCAGGATTGCAGCCACGTCCTCGGCAGCCTTGCGGCCGGCATCATCCATGTCGAACATCAGGATGATCTGGTCGAACTTGTTGACCCAATCGTACTCCTGCTTGATGGCTTTGACTGCGCCTTGGGCCCCGCGCGGGATCGAGACGACCGGCCACTTGTTGCCGAACAGCTGGCTAACTGACATGGCGTCGATCTCACCCTCGGTGATGCACAGGTTCTTGCCGCCGTCTCGCCACAGGTGCTGGCCATACAGCCCGCAGTCCTTGCCGTCACCCAGCATGAGGAAGTCCTTGTCAGGGAAGCGCACCTTCTGAGCGACGATGCGCCCGTCCTTGTAGTAGTTCGCGATCTGTACTGGCTTCCCTTTGAAGGTGCCGACTCCGTACTTCCACTTGGTTACTGTCTCCTCGGACAGCCGGCGTTTGCTAAGCGCCTGGTACTCATAGTCTTTTATGAGATCGCCACTCATGGGCTTGCTCCTGTGGTTCTGTTGTGAGCCGTCTGTCGGTGGCTCATGGTGCTCGCAGCCCGGTGTAAAGCAGTGGGCGTGCCCGTCATCGTACCGTGCGAGGTTGTTTACACTGCCGCACTTCGGGCACGGCTCTTTACCAACGCACGTGTCGCCGGACATATTACTTCTCCGTAGGTCTGTAAGGTGGATGTCGAACTAGCATGCCGTGCAGGAACTCGATCTCCTGCCCCAGCTGCTCGAGCTGGGACTCGACCATGCCCTTGTTGCCGGCCCGGTTCTGCAGCTTTGTGTCGGCAATTATCAATGCCATGCTGCGCACCTGACCCATGATGTAGTCGCTGGTCTCGCTCATCACTTCGGCTCCCGCTTGAAGTCGCGCACTGCGTATCGTCCGCAGCGGGGGCACGTGTGCTCCACCTTCGCGTTGTAGACTGCCTCACCACTCATGCGGAACTGGCATCCGGGGCAGGTGTAGGTACTGGTCTTGATCCAATCTGAAATGTTTGTTGCGTTTGTCATGGTTGCCTCCCAAAACAAGAAAACCCCCAGACCATAAGGTCCGGGGGTGGGGTAGTGGCTGCCTGTGGTCTTACGCCTTAAAACTGTACAACGAGAATCTGAGTGTGGGGTTCCTCCACGGTGAACTGTTTGGTTCCGGTCACCAGCGCAACCTGATCATCGTCTGACCAGACCGCACCGCACTTGGTTACGGCATCCAGCGTAGCCTTGAGGTAGTTGTCGACGTCGCCCCTCGGTGCGTGCAGCTTGGTGGTCTTCGGCTGCTGAACGTAATGCTCAGCCAGCACGGCCACCAGCCCGGATGGGAACGCAGGGTCTCCCTTCGGCAGGTGTAGTGCAGCCTGCTTCATCCAAGTAGCGTACGTCTTCAAGTAGTAGACACCCGCGTGCCTAGACACACGGGGACGACTTGCGGGTACCGGGTTCAGGGGAACCGTCAGCTCAATCTGACGGCGCCCCTTCGCCCATTTCCTCAGTGCCTCGACGCCAGCGTGATTAGAAATCACCCGAGCCGTCATCGTCGGCTCCACCCTCGTCGTCACTGTCGAACGGTGCAGCAGAGCCGGCCTCATAGCCGTCCTCTTCACCGAACCCGTAGCTGTCAGCGTCACCACCACCGGAGCCGGACACCAGCTCGATGATCTGCACGGCTTCCAGCTGCAGCTTCACGCCTGCACCCAGCTGCTTCGTGTACCAGAAGATGGGCTTGAAGGCCACCTTCAGTACGCTGCCGGAGTAGACAGCCGGGCACTTGGCCAGCTCGTTCTTGTGGGCGTCGAAGATTTTAGGCTTCAGCTCAAACTCTTCGCCGGTCTTGCGGCTCTTGACCCGCGCCTTCATCTTGAAGTTGACCTTGATGACGCTGGTCTCTTCACCGTCCTCGTCCTCGACCACTGAGTACGGAAGGTCGGCGCGCTTGATCTTCTTGCGGGCCAGTGCCTCGGTCTTGAACTCACCCTTCTCGACTGCCTCAGCAACAGCCTGATCGAAGGCCTTCTCGGCCAAGTCGTCAAGGTAGTCCTTGAACTTGGCGCCGGCCTGCTCGTCGGTGTCGATCTTCAGCGGGGCCTTGTACACGCCGTTCGCATCGAACTGAGTGTCAGGCTTGTTCAGACGGGGATAGGCAGCGATGCCCTTGGGGGAAATTACGGTCTTGCTCATGTGTGTCTTACCTCGATTGGTTGCGTCGACGCTCGCACTCGCGGGCGCCTTGGTGTGGGACGTACTTGCTGCGGTCGCCCGCATCTCGGAGCTTACTGTCCAGCTTGACCAGCTTCTTGGCCAGCCGCTGGACTGCCTTCTTCAGTTCTGGGTCCATCACGACTCCTGTGCGTAGACTTCGATGACCTTGCCACAGGTCCAGACCTCAGCCTTCACCCCCGGCAGCTGCTTGCCGGCATCGTACTTCTCGCCGACCTCGTAGTTCAGCTCAGCTGCCATCGTCCGGCACTCGTTGAGTCCGAACATCTGGTTGTGGATGACGCCCTGACTGAGCGTGTTGTTCGCCATGAACAAGGTGAGAATTAAAACATACACTAGCGACACTCCTTCTTGATGTAGTCGAGCGTGCCCCTGATCTCACTGGTGTTGTGTTCCATAGCGTACTTGATGCCACGGTCTATCATCTCCAGTGCTCGCTTGCGGTCGACGCTAAGGGCGTCCAGATAAAGGGCGAACGTGTAACTCAGGACGGCAAGCCGAACCCGAGGGTCTTCGATGGTCTGCAGCCGGTCGATCACCAGCACGATGTTGGTGTCTAGGGCTGCGGGGTTAATCATGGACAGTGCTTCAAGCATCGTTGTCCTCCTGTTCGTTTGGGTTGTCCACTATGCAGGTAATTACTTTGGTGCCCATCAGATGACTGGGTCCACGGTACTCATAGATGTTCTTGGCCAAGTGGTCCGGTAGTGAGTCGAGCTGCTGCTGCGCCAAGTCAATCTGGTGCTGCAGCCAGTTGTCCTGCGCTTCCCTGCGCCGGTCCTTGTGCGCCGCGCCCTTCCCCAAGATCGGGGGCAGGCGTGGCATACGGGTCTTGCGTCCCATCAGGCTACCCAAGAATGAGACTTGTGCAGCTGGTGCAGCCGGACGTGCTGCTCGCGCGTCAGGTACTCGAGGTTGTCCGGCCGGTTGTTCATGGAGTTGAAGTCGATGTGGTGAAGCTCCATCCCCTCCGGCCTCTCACCCAGAAACGCCAGCGCTACCAGCTCATGGACGCCGATGCGGATGCGCTTGCCCTCCGCATTGATGGGGCCTACGCGCAGGTAGTCCGGGGCTGTCGGGGTTGTCCAGTAGCACAACAGGTTGCCGGACTTCCCGATGATCTCCCCCTCCTCGGTGGCGTAGTAGCCGGGGAACCCCGGTATCGGGAGCTTCTTGACCAGCTGGGCCTTCAGCTCGGCCAGCTCGTTATGGGCGCAGGCCAGTAGGTAGGAGATGTGGTTGATGCGACGGTTGGTTTCATTGCTCATGGTGTGCCTCCTCAGGCAAAGAAGTAATAAGAGTCCTCGACCTTGGTCAGGTCAAGGGTACCACGGGCCGGCGGAGCCGGGAGTTTAGCCGCTACCTCAATCGGCAGTTGATCAGTGAATTGAATGAACAGGTCACAGAGACGGTCTGTCGAATACATCTCGATGAACACTGCACGTAGGCTTGCTGCCAGCTCACCCACATTGCAGGCGTGCGTGGCATAGCTGTCATGCACCATGCAGAACGTGCGGATGTTGAACTCCTCCGCAGCCCGCAGGATGGTCAGCATCATGTGGCTGGCATCGAACGAATGGATGACGTTAGGTGACATGCCGCTGGCCTGCCGGCGCTTGTTGACGTCGTCAGTCTTCTCCATCAAGCGGAACTGACGGCGCATTCCTCCAACAAATACCTCCCTCAGATCACTCATCACCATCCGGTAGTCCTGCACCGCAGGGAAACCAGACGGTGCCACCCAAGAGATGGCCCGGCCGGCATCAGCTGCCACCCGCGCGCACTCCTGCAGCCAGTCCATTACCTGCTTGCTGGCGACCACCACCTCGTTGATCGACTCCTCGACCAGCCCCGCAAGCAGCATGACGTGGGCGAACTGCTCTGCCTTGTCACCCGGCAGCTTGTCATACATCCCCTGCTTGCGCATCTCACTGACGATCATGTCCCGCACCCCGAAGCCTGTGCTTCCGTAGGGCCGGGTCATTACCGGGCGCTTCACGATCTTGCGGTTCAGTCCCACGTTCAGCAGGACTACAGCCCTATCATGCTCCTCCATGTCCCCAAGAATCAGGGACGCACGCTCAGTCAGCTTCGCCACCGTGCGATCCAGTACCTGCGTGTAGATGTCCTGAGGCTTGTCAGCTGGCACCAGATTGGTAGCCTTGCCGCCTTCCTCGTCGAGCATCATGGCACTCAGGTTCTGCAGTCCGTTGCAGCTGCCGTCCATGGCGATCGGCAGGTGGCTGACGTACTCCCGGTGGTCATCCGCTACCACCGCACCGAACAGCTCGAAGATGGCAGCCAGTGCCTGCCATGGCTTGTCCGCCTGCTGCCAGAAGTCCACGTCCAGTGGGCTGATAGCACATTCCATCAGCATCGTAAGGTTCTCATTGACCCACTGCACCCGCTCCTCGAAGTTGACCTTGTCCACCCCGAACAGGTTAGCCACATGCACCTTCAACCAGAACAAACCATCCTGGCCCAAGGGCTTACCATCGGCGAACGTCAGCAGACCCTTGGCTTGGTCACTGCCCTGCGGCTGCAGATCAACCGGCACCGGGTAGGCCCGGCCCCTGAAGTCCAGCGTGTGCGGGAAGTAGATAGCCTCCTCGCCCTTGAACTTCTCAGCCAGATTCAGGATGCGCATGTTGACCAGCCGCTGGTTGCGCTTGGCCGCATTGCGGTCGTGACGCTCGCGCTCCAGCTGCTTCCATGCCTTGCGTGCCTCGGTGTTGGTCTTGATGTCAGCCGGCTTGGCGTTCTCCGGCTCCAGCTCCTGATCCACCAGCCCGGCGACAGCTGCGTTGGACTCCATGGCCGCGCGCATCACATTCAACACCCCGATGTTGATCTTGAAGGGTGTCTCTTGCATCAGGTTGACGGCCGCATAGACTGCCGACAGGTCGGCCGTGCGCAGGAACGCTTGGTACTTCTCGTTGTCCTGCTTGACTAGGAACTGCCGGCGCGTCAGGTACCCCCCGTTGGTAGGGGTAGACCATGGCTTCGGCGGCACCACCATCGGCATGAACAGCGGGTCCAGCAGGCTGTACCGATCGTCCTGTTCCTTCAGCCACGTAGCCGTCTCGTCGGTCAGCTCGACCATCTTGAGCTTGTTGCCGTGCTTGAACACAGTCGGCAGCTTGATCAGTCCGGTATGCTGAGCAAT